GATTGAGTGTTCCGTGCTGAACGCTCTACTAATTTTGAAGGGTCATGAATGTTGGTAGCATTCACGGCCCTTTCCCTTTTCTGGCCTATCAGACCTGTTTTAAGCTTATTTGTCAAGTGGAACTGCCGTTTTAGACTTGCTGTCCCATTTAAGCCCCGTCTTTTTAAGTCTTCCATCGTGGAAAGATGCAGCGGCGTTCCGTTTCCATTTCGGGTTTTTTTTCATGTAGGGCTTAATTCCATCATCGTTGAGTTTCTTCTCAATTTTCAATGAACTAAACCCGGCCTTTCTCATGGGGTCGATAATGTTGAACAGATAATCAGAATATTCCGGAGTTTCTCGTTCTGGGACATCCTGCGTGGGTTCTTCCGGCTGCGGGAATAGGTCCAGCGGCTTTTCTGTGGGTTTTTTTCTTGTGGGTTCCGGCAAAACTACCGGTTCCGGAGTTTCTTCTCTGGTGGGTTCAGGTTTGCTCAATAGTTCATCAAGGATCTGCCCCAGGTTCTTTTTTTCCCCGGCCTGAATAGCCTGGTCCCTTAATCTGCATAGCCGGTCATACGTTTTGGAAGATACCAACGCGGTCAAGTGGCGTCTGCCTTCCTCTTTCTGCTTCTCAAGATATTTGGTTTGCCGTGCCTTTGCCGCTTCTTTGGCTAATCTGGCTTTTTCGGATTCTTCAATAAGTGATCCGTTCGCCCTGATAAATTCTTCTTCGCTTAACCCTGTGGACTGCCATAGCCGGTAAATATTTTCCGTGTTCACCAGAATTTCCCTTAACTGGTCATAATCCATGATTAAACCTCCATATTTAATAAACGTCACAATTAACAATTAATAAACGCTGTAATTGATATGTTGATGTTCAATTAAACGTCACAATTAACGCTTAATAGACGTATAAACAAATATTGGATTTATTGCAAGGATTTTTATAAAAAAGATAGAAACTTGATAGGAAACGCCGGAAATGCCCATGAGCACAGGGTCAGTCTGATAACAGGCATAATGTAAACTTTTGGGATATCAGCCACAGGCTAAAGAATACCCGATTTTAGCCATGTGGCCTTATTTGAATAGGATCATGCGCGGGAAGGTCTGAAACGGCCTGAATAGTGGGGTTGTGACGGTCGGTTTTTCGGTCACGGCAATTGGCTGTCTTGGTTGGCGGCTGAGTCACTCCCGCGCGCGTGGGTCTAACCTGCTAAATTCAAAGCTTTGTCCATTTCTTTACGCTTTTTGACTATCCGTCTCTGCCATGTAGCCGGTGCTTTTTTCCCCCCAAGAAGGTCCGCAACTTCATGCGGCGTAAAACCGAAAATATGGGTTAACAGAAACGCTTTTTCATCGTCTGAGTATTGGCTCAACCGATAGGTGTATTTCAATGCCGACTGCCTTGCATCAAGGACGGATATAATTGTGTTTATACGCTCTACGGCCTTGGTGAAAGTAGAATGAACTGTTTTAGACCCAACGCCCATATCTTCTGCAATGTCTTTCAATGGGCGTCTTTTGAAGAAATATTCAACGAATACGGTGGTAAGGCTAAGATTCAACCCATCGGTGTTAAACGACACACCAAACTCTCGGTTTTCAAGCTCTCCGTATGCAGGCTTTGAGGTAAAGTTACGGATATTCCCCTTTTCAGGTAGGATTGTTACTGCATCTTCGCTGTGGATCTCTGAACACCCATTTTTACTTTCAACAAGGGCTTTAAGCTTCTGACACATCCGTTTACACGAATCGGCCTTTTCACAATCAAGGCACGGGGAAGTTGTTTCGTCCTGTGGCTTATGCTCGGGTTTCTCGCCCGGCATCCAGCCCAACCTTGAACGCTTATTCCATGTTTCGTTTAAGTGGTCCGTTCTATCCAAAGTCTTTGCCATCCTGATCTCCCGTAATCTTCAATAGACGTGACGTCCCACCGTTCGCCCATGACATCAACCTTGGCGGCTGTTGTTATAGCTTCACAGCGCCGGACTGTGATTTTGGCGTGATGGTTTGCCGCTATTTTTCTAAATTCGGTCAACTCCATGCCCCTGAGTGGTTCAAATCTGCACCAGGAAGGGGAAAGCGGTATTAGATCCCATGTATAAACAAAGTCGCCATACTCATCAGTAACGGCTACATTTTCATAAAACGTGCACCTGGTGTCCAGGCGGCCGGGGTTAAGCATCTTCTATGGCCTCCTCCCAGTCACGGTAGGGGGCTATCAACGCAGACACAGAAAATGGTAACTCTCCGCTGTATTTCACCCCGATGGGGAGCCGGTTCTCGTAGAAGTGCGCCGTTAATATCCGGATAGCCATATCAATTGGCGCCGGTTGTTCTTCCCCTTCATCTAAGGGCAGGCAAAGGCCAGTAATGTAAACGGTGGCGGCGGCAATCATGTCTCCAAGCCAAAAAGCCTCAACGGGGTTATCAATTCGCAAATATTCCATCATATCGTCAACTGTCACTGTCATTGGTTCCCCCTCTCGGTGCCCATCCTTCCACCTCCCTGATTTCATCAGTATCGAGAATCCCGGCATCCACGGCGATCTTGTGTGATTTCCAGCGAGATTCCGGGTCTCCCCGCATGAATCCGCTTAAATCAATTTCAAGGGATAGATCAGTGTCCAGGAACACGGCCCGGCCTATTGTCGTCTCAAGCTTCTTTACCCAGGGGGCAAGGGTGAACTGGCTAAACCATCGGCCTGCGGTCTCTGAATTGGTGAAACTGGAATTATCCCAAATCCCGACAAGCGGCGGGGGGCATCCGTATATCCGGGCTATTTCTTCGGTGCTGAACTTCCGTGAATCAAGTAGTTCTGCATCTTCCGGGGAGATACTCATGTTCTCCCAGGATAGCCCATTATCCAAAATCAACATTTTCCCGGCCTTTGCAGATCCGGCGTGCATGGCTTCAAATCGGGTCCGAAGGGTCTGTACTGCTTCCTTGGAAAGCTTTTGGTCATGCTTCAATGCCCCGCTCGGTGCTGTGCCGTTCGCGTATAGGGATTCAGAAAATTGCTGGATATGCAGGGCGGTTCTCAATGCAGATCCGGCCCGGCTCAATCTGGATCTGCCAATAAGCCCGTCGTCGGATCTATCCCGGATATGGATTAAATCATCATCAGTATAAACCCGGTGTTCATTGGTGCCGGGCATTAGACAGCGGTATTTTATCCGGTTGGATTTGAGGATCTCATAAGATACATTTGTCCAGGGGATAGGGATCATGGTTTGCAGCTCCCCCCGGTCCAGTTCCACCAAAACAATGGCGTTACCGTTCAATAACACCTGCCCTAAAATCGTTTCGACAAAATCAGCCCATACCTGGTGATCATTGGGACCACTGTTTATCATGGCTTGCAATGGATGATCCGGGACAACTTCACGGCCTCCGGTGGTGCGGCGGTAGACGTAGGCAGGCAGGGAAGCAACAGAACTGGAAATCACCTGAACGCAGGCCAGCAATGTTGCCAGGTTTTCGGCCTGCGTGGGTGTTACGCCACTTGCAGACGTAGGGAAACCCGACGTAGACAATAGATCCCAAGATACTTCGTCCGCGCGGGTTTCAGTTTTCTTTGAAAAAGGCCACATCATTTAACAGTCTCCATGTATCTTGTGATCCGGTTGGCAGGTTTCCGGCTCCTGACATTCACAGACGTTTCAGGGTATGCAGGCCAGGCAGATATGATACTAATTTCCCGCAGATCAACCTTGTTCAATACCCTGGTGTTACCTTCCCAGGATTCACCACCCTTCGGAACTTTAAAGCCAAAGGACATGCCCCCCAGGTCACCACGTTTAGCCAATTCCTGGACATCGCGCCCGGCGGCTGTATCTGGTAGCTCAAGCTCGAAATAAAGCCCCTGGTCATCAGTGCGCAGCGTCAATGTGCCGGATTTGGTACGGCCCAGGACTTTGCTTGTATCGTGATCCAGGAGACAAAGCACGTCACTTTCAAGCTCAAAGGCCCCTGGTCTGATTTCTTCCGTAAAAGATCCTATATCAGCCCTGGTGTTAAACCGGGCGGCGTATCCACTCGCCCGGCGACCATTCACGGTTTCAATGTGTGAAAGTCTTTTTTCCATATTATGCGCCTGTCAGATCCGCAATACAGAAAGATTCAGCGTGACGAACGGCCACGTCACATGACTGCATGATACGCACCTGGACATTGCCCTTGGTGTATGCGGTGGACTCGTATGGATTCACCAGGACGTCTAGGGGCCCAAACATACCCAAGATAAGATCCGACCATTTACCAAATGCAATTTGGTTGGCAGGCGTGTTCTGCGTGGATACAAGCGGATACCCGGCCAGGTCTTTAGGCCCGGACATGAAATAATCCGCGCTCACGGCGGTAGCATCGGCCCCGGAGTAAGCAACGGCGGTTTCCTTGGCGGTAGACCGGAAAGTCTTCACCACTTCGGCCCTGGTCAGCCAGGAGGTTCCCTGTGAATTGTCTTTTTCCACTTCTTCGATGAAGGCCAGGACGTTTGCCCAGGTCCAGCCCCCGGATACGTCAACGGTGTTTACACCAGTCTGTTGAAAAATACCCAAGGGTTCATCAGATCCAGACCCGGCACCATTAATGGCCTTTACATCAATGGCCTGTGCCAAGATCGCGGCAAAGTCATTCTTTACAAGGGTCTCCACATCAGGGGAGGACTGCATAAGCATTTGACGGGATATTTCCGTAATAGCTCCGGCGGTGCGTGGTTCCATTGTTACTTGCTGGAACTGCATATCACTGGCAGTAATGGCGGCGTTTTCTGCCACCCAATAAGCTGAGGTGCTGGCTTTCGTTTTCGGAATAATCAATTTGCCAGACAGACCGGATAAAACAGTGCATCCCAGGCGACGAATCACCAAGGCGGCCCGTAATGCGTCAATGAACAGCCCAGGGCGGTAATCATAGGGCGTAATATTTGAACCAGGCCCGGCAGCGGGTAGGGTTGTGGAAATGATATCCGCACGGGTTTCCATGGGCATATCATGTGGTACAAAGATTCCCTGTGCCTTGCGGTTGTGCCTGTGGGCAAGC